AAATTGTAGAATGTAAACATTCAATAATTTTTATGAAAAATTGTAGAATGTAAACATTCAATAATTTTTATGAAAAATTGTAGAATGTAAACATTCAATAATTTTTATGAAAAATTGTAGAATACATTTTTAATATTAAAATCATTATCATAATTTCCAACAACAAGATCAGTATTTCCCCCACGAATATTAACTAAATCTTTTTCAACTTTTCCGCAATCAGATACTCCGTATTCATTTGTATTATGTCCGCGGGCATTAATAAAACATTTATCACCAAGTTCATTTTCATATACTTCATTATTAACTTCTACTTTTTTAGCATCATAAATGTTAATCAAATCATCACCTTTAATAGAATTTCCACCACGTAATGCAACAACTTGATTTATTTCTTGTTGATTTAAGTCAGCAATTGGTTTTTCAGTAAAATATTCAAAACGAATAAATTTGTTTTTGACAATAAAAATCAATAAAACTGTTATAGAAATAATCAAAATCAATAAGTTCATGTTAATCATTGTATATAGATATTGTATATTTTATTAAATAAAATTTAATAAAATATTTTTAGACAACAGAATTTCCCGCACGTCCTTCATAACTTTGAGGACTTGCACGAGTATCTGGAATTGTCATTCCCATTACATCAACAGTGTTTCCTCCTCTATTTGCCATTAACATTGCTTGTTCTTTTGTCATACATAAACATCCACTGTCTTGCCAATCATTATAACAATTGATATTTGATTGAATATATTGTCGTGTATCTCCAACATTTCTATCAACAATATTATCAAATGGAACTGGATATTGCGGAGAACAACATGCTTTACTACAATTATTTTGTGCCATTATTCCTGTTGTACTTGTTGCACCAGTACCCCATGCAGGCAAAATTTCATCTGGCAATCCATCAAATTCAGATGCTCCCATTAATATGCCTTTATTTTTTTCTTCCACCATCGGTGGAATAGTTATCCGTCCTTGTTCAATATCAATTACTTTTTGTTCTTTGCTTTCAAACGCTTCTACTTTTAAATATTTTTTATCCCATAAACTCCAAATTACAACTGCTATAACAATTGAAATAATTAATATCGTTTTTGTCTCCATTATATAATCCTTATGAAGAAAATATTAATTATTATGAATAAAACATTTTCCACATTTTTCATTTGTTGGAATAATATTGCTTTCAGTATCATGAACATGAATTTCACAATCTTTTAATGGATCATATTTATCAATTATTTTAGCATCATCTGTATTAAATACATCTTCTGGATTTCCTATTGTTGTTTTTATTATTGTTATATTATTTGTAGAATTACAATAATCAGTAATGTCAATTATATACAATATAGTTATAAATGTCAATAATGCCAATATTATAATAATCAATATTTTTGTATCTTTATTCATCATATATAATAAATATATAATAATACAAATATTATATTAATAAATGTATTGAATCAACAAACCATGTCTTTCCATCATATGTTCGTGGATAGTAATCAATGATTAATTGATATTTGTTTAATAATTCATTGAATTTATCAATAAATGAAGTATCCTGTGCTATTTTAGAATAAAATATATATGTTGAAAATTTTATTCCATATTTCTTAATAGAATCATTATGCAAATCATAACACAATTTCTTAATTTCTTTAAAAAATAAATCCTCATCTATTTTTATTTTCTTTTTATCAAATATTAATTTTCTAATGTTATATAATCCTTCTGATGTCATAACTAATGATCCAATAATTTTTCCTTCATTAAAATGATTAATAAAATGAAATATGTCGCCAATACTTGGAAATTCATATATAATTCCTTCAACTGATCTACCACCTGGTTTTGGTGTTGGTGGATGTGTATGAAATATATATTCAAAATTATAAATATCTGGTAAATCAACTGGAAGAAATATTTCTTCATCTCCTCTATCAATTCTTGTTATGTTTCCAGATACAATAATTCTATTTAATCCCTGTACTCCAAAATCTAACATTCCAGAATGTTCAGAATAATGAAATTTCCGTTCTTTTTTATTTTTAGTATCAATATACTTTTTTGTATACCCGCCATGTTTCATTAAAGCATCTAATATCATAATTTGATTTCTATGTAATTGAACATAACTTTTCATATATTTTCCCTTCAATCTATATGGTAAAATTTCCTCCTTAATTACATAATTATATACTTTATCTATGAAATCCTGTGGTGGTTTCAGATCATGTTTCATTATATAATGACACATTCCATCATCCCACACAAAATTATATAATGAAAATTTATGTTTACTTATACATTTTTCATGGCAAATTAAACAATCTTTACATGTTATCATCTGTGTTATTTTTTGTTTTGTCATCAAATAATCTTGAATTTCTTTTATTTTATCACAAAATTGTTTTTTTTCTCCCCACTTTTTTCCTTTTGGAGGATTTTTCCATTGAAATATATTCCGTATTGACATAACATATATACAAATATATATATATCACATAAAAAATTAAACATTTTATATGTTTAATCAAATGATTAAACATATAAAATATATAAAATATATAAAACATTTTAGTCAAAAATAGATGTTTCACACTCTGATAATTCATCATCTTTTAAATTAATATCATAATCATCACCATCATAATTTTTATCATTTTTTGTTTTTGATATTTGATCTGCAATTTCTTCTGTTAATAAAATTTGATTAGGAATTTGAATTTGTACCGGATTTTGATTTAAAACTGGACTAGAATAATAAACACAATTAATAATTTTATATGGTTTTAATCCCCGTTTCGTTAAATGTATGCTGTTACAAGAACCATTACAATCTCCATAATTTAAATCACGTAAACATATCTTATATTTTTGCATACATGCTCCATGCCTACAATTATATCCTCCTCTACAATTATGTTGAATACATTTTGAACATACAATTGATAATTCACATAATGTTCTGTATAATTCAATATCACTATGTAAATCTATATTTGATAAATCATCTACACCTTTGATAATATCATATGCTTTTTTCCTATTATCATCAACAACTTGTTCTTCTATTCCATGTGCATATGAACATCTACTACCATATTCACATCTTCCTTTTTTAATCATATTAATACATAAAATTTTTTTTATTTTATTCTCTTTTTTTTTGTCTTGAAACATATCATTGTCTATATTATCTTTTTTTTGTTTTGTTTTTACAGTTCTCCATTCTTCATTTTCACCAATATCCACATCACTATTTATTTTTTTCTTTTTATCTTCATCATTACAATCATTATATAATATATCAAATTTATTTGATTGTTCTACCATATCTTTATGATATATGTGTATGAAACATATTTTTATATTTATTTATAATAAATAAAAATTGAAAAAATAAGTTTAACATAAAGATAATATCAAATTTAATGATTATAATATGGATTTTTTAAGAAAATATACACCTAAAAATTTATCATCTATAATTGGTAATGAAGAACAGATAGAAACAATAATAAAATGGTTATCTGAATTTGAACAAAATAAAGAACACAAATTAAATAAAAAAAGCAAAACAAAACAAAAAAAACAAATTTTCAAAACACATGGTTGCTTATTAGTTATTGGTGAACATGGTATTGGTAAAACATGTTGCATAACTACATTATTAAATGAAAAACAATATGATGTAAAAAAAATTGATATAACAAATGATAAAAATATAAAAACAAATTTTTTTAAAACTGTAAATACATCAAATGTTCTTGACAAATTATTGGAACGTGAGGAAAAAAAACATATTATATTAATTGATAATTTTGAAACAATAACTTCACAAATAGATAAAAAATTTATTATTTCTATTGTAAAATATAATGAAAAATATCGTATATGTCCAATTATATTAATATCACATAATGAACATAACAAATTTATTGCTACTGTAAAACAAAACTGTGTTGTTGTCAGTTTTCAACAACCAGAACATAATCAATTATTTGAAATGTTAATTCGTATATGTGAATCTGAAAATATTAAAATTCAAAATATAGAAGTTGCAAACCGTATTGTTGCCAAATCACAAAAAGATTACAGAAAATTAATAATATTTCTTCAAGATATTTCTATTTATTTGAATCAAAAAAGTTTACCTAAAATAACGCATCAAATTGTTGATGAATATTACAAAACATTAAAAGATAAAAATACAGTAAATAACATCTACAAAATAACAGAAATATTATTATCACAACCAATTTCCATATCAGAATGTATGAATATGTATATGTCAGAAAAAGTTTTTCTTCCATTGATGATCCATCAGAATTATATTGATTATTTAACATTAGATGATATGCAATTAAGAAAAAAAAAACAAGATACAATAAACACAAAAGATACAATAACAATTTCAAAAATAAAAATAGAACAAAAAAGAAACAAAAGATTAAGAAAATTAAAACAACTTCCGCAAGTTTCACACAATATTTTCAATAAAAACGAATTAGCTTTACTTTCTTCATTACAAAAAATTTCACAAATTATAACAAAAGGCGATATTATTGAAAGTTATATTTATGGAGATCAAAATTGGGATATGCGTGATGTTCATGGTTTTTATTCATGTATCTATCCTTCACATTTAATTAATAAAACAAAAAGAAAACAAGAATCACTACATATTTTATTTAATTTTCCAAAAGATTTAAATAAAACATCAACTAAAAAAATAAATAAAAAAAAAGTTATTAATTCAAATTTATATTTCAAATCATTTTCTATTGATGACTTTATACATGCTGGAAATTTGTTGAAAAAAATTATTTCAAATGAATTTCTAACATGTGATATATCAAAAATGTTCTCAGATTTATTAAAAAATTATAATATTACTTTTGACAATTTAGAATCAATTTTAAAAATCAACCAAATAGATAAATTTACTATTCCACCAAATATAAAAAAAACATTAACTCAAATTTAAAAGTTTATATTTTGTTATTATTTAAAAAATAATAACAAAATATAAATTAAAAAAAATTATCGTCTACTATAATATATAGAAAAATGGCTGCTCCCCGTAGTGAAGTCAAGACTGGAAAAGAGGACGATTTTGAGTTTTATCTGAAAAGTGGATTGTCATCCTCACAAGTAGCAACAATGTTGGAACTTCAAAAGAAGGACAGTAAGGAAATTGCTGCTTTTATTGCAAAGTATGAAGAATCACGACGGAAAATAGCCAAAATGATCAGAAAGTTTGTTGAAAAAATTTCAGAAAAATACGGACAATTGGAAACAGCAGAATTGATTCGTAAGGGAATCAAATTTGCAGTTAAAAACAAGTTTTCAGAAGCAGAGAAGGTAGCATTTCTTCGTTTTGTTGTTCGCGGTGATATTGATAATGTTATTCAATCACCAGAAACATCCGATTATACTGAAATGAGCAAATTCTTTGGTTTTTCGCGTATTCATGGTAGTGTAGTTGATATTAAGCCACAAGAAATTGCAACATTGAATGAAATTGTCCGTCTTTATGAAACAACACGTGCTCTTCATATGGCTGTCAAAAATCAATCAATGATCTATGAATCATGTGCTCCCGAAGTTATTCATGCAAGTTATGATAAAGCAAAACACAATGCATATGTTTACATCAATCCAGTTATTGCAATGATGTTTATTCCCAAGATTGAATTGTTTGAAAAACGTATGATCAATCTTGATATCGGTCGTTTTATTGTTAGTCATGCACAACAATATCTTCGTAAGACTATTTCTGGATCATTTGAACGCTATGATCCCGAAATTATTCGCGATGAATACATGTTTGCTTTGGAAATGGCAAATGATCCTAATGCACTTCCATTTTTAACAGAAGAATCACCAATTATCAATCTCTTGAAACGTTACAAGATTCAAATTGAACTTTGGAAGAATATTAGCAATTTGCGACAGGGCAAAATCTTCTCATCTGGTGATTATGATGCAAATGACTTTATTTCCAATTTCTACAAGGCAATGGGTGAATTTGAATATGCTGAAGTCACAAGCCCTGATACTGTTCTTGTTCATGATGAAGCATCAATTCTTCGTAAGATTCTTCATGTTTTTGCCATTCGCCCAACATATACTCTTTACAGTCCAATCAATAATGTTTCTGATGGTGCACTCAGAACAATGAATGTTATGTCACAACAACTCCTTATCAATACTCCAATGGTTACAATCAATCTTTCATTAAGCAGTCAAGATACAGCCTCAACATTGGAATCATTCCTGAAACAAGATAATTGGATCATGGAACGTAAATCCATTGTACTCAAACGTCGTGAAGTTGCTTACAGTAAAGATCTTGTCATTTTCAACATTAATCGTAAACAACAATCAACTAACATTGCAAAAGTTATTGAAAACAAGAACAAGATGGATTTGACCTATCAAGTAACACTTCCTCTTACAATTTCATCATATGCTGATATCAATACTGCTAATATTACATATTCGTCTACAATCAATGTTGGTAAGCCATTATATGAATTTGTTTCAGCAATTGTCGCAGGAACTGATACTTATGGACATACTGTCAATTATGATGCAGTCATATACAACAAGGATAGGGAACTATATTACCGTTACCATCCTTCTGGTTCTGTCAAATTCTTGGAAGATCTTGGTAAGAACATGGCACCAATTACATTGTTTACAGATGATCAACAAACTGCATTGCTGGAAATGTTGTCATGTTATGCAACACTTATGATCTACAAGCAAATTACCGAAAACTAAAAATTTTTTGAATTTGAATTTTATTTTTATTTATAAAATATATTTCTTTGAAATATATTTTATATATTATATAAAATGTATTTTTGTTAAAATATATTTTATGTATGTTTATATATAAAAATGTCATATTCTTCATATATTTTAGGTCGTATGCAAAAATACGACACACCTGTAAGTATTGCTTTTTTTTCAAAAAAAAATATAAAAATAATACAACATATCATAAAAAATGAAGTTACAAGACGATCAGAAGGAAAGTATAGATTAGAATCAGATCAAGATATAAAAGACTTATTGGATATTATGCAATCAATATATTTTGACCATTCTAAAAATAATGCTCACAATATTGAAAATGAAGTAAATGAATTAAATAGAATTCTTATACGACAAATTATGCCAGAAATTATGTCAAATATTAAACAATTCTATGATTTTCAACGTGATATAAATGGACCACTTCGTACTATTCCTCGTCCTATTAATGTTAATAATGCAGGACGACGTACATTGCCTTCATTTACAACTCTATGGAGTTAAATATTTTATAATAAATTTTATTTATTATAAAACTCTCTATAAAGTGAAAGTGTTATAGATCAAGCGTATACGTTTCTAATAAATCATCATCATTTAATTTATTTTTTAATGGATTTCCTTTAACTGTTTGTACTAATACTCCATTAAATAATTTTAAT